TATAGAGAAAATACCTAAAGTAAAGAAATTAAATGGAGAGAAAAAGACTATTGTATTTGAGGATTCAAAAGAAGGTTGGGCAGTTGGTACATTAGATGTTTGTCAAGCTATGTGGGAAGGTTACGATGTAGATTGGGATTTATCCAAACTCAGACCACAAGGCGCTAGACTCAAAACTTTCGGTGGTCGTTCATCAGGCCCAGGGCCACTTGATGAGACTTTGCACTTCATTAAACACATGATTGAGGCACATAGAGATAGAAAGTTGAGTTCTCTAAATGCATTTGATATTGTTACCAAAATTGCAAATTCAGTAGTTGTTGGTGGAGTCAGAAGGTCATCTATTATCACACTTTCAGACCTTTACGACAACGGAATGAGAGATGCAAAACAAGGACAATTCTGGATTACCAATGGTCACAGAGCCATGAGTAACAATAGTGCAATCTACGATTCCAAGCCAAGTTCCATAGAGTTCATGAAGGAGTGGTTATCACTTGCAGAAAGTGGTACAGGAGAACGTGGTATATTTAATCGTTATTCTATCAATAGTTTAATACCAAAACGAAGGCGTAAAAGGCATGATTGGACTACCAATCCCTGCGGTGAAATAATATTGCGGCCTAGGGGGTTCTGTAACCTCACAGAAGTAGTTATTCGTGCAGAAGATACTCTTGAAACATTGATGGAGAAAATCAAAGTTGCAACTCTAGTTGGAACAATACAATCCACACTAACTAATTTTGCACTCTTGGATGACTTGCATGAGGATTGGAAAAAGAACGCGGAAGAAGAAAGACTCTTAGGTGTTTCCATGACAGGACAAATGGATAATCCAGATGTTTTAACTGAAGATAATTTACAATCCCTTAGAGATTATTCCATAGGAGTGAATGTAGAAACGGCCGAACGATTGAAAGTAAATAGGTCAGTTGCAATTACAACAACGAAACCTAGTGGAACAGTATCAACCCTAGTAAACTCTGCATCTGGTTTCCATCCAAGATTTGCACCATATTACATACGAAGGGTGAGAATATCTGCTACAGATCCATTGTACAAAATGATGAGAGATCAAGGGGTGAAATTTCATCCAGAAGTGGGACAACCAGAAGAAACTGCGATGACATGGGTGGTTGAGTTTCCAGTTAAGGCTCCAGAGGGGTCTATAATGGTAAAGGATGTTGATGCAATTTCCCAATTAAAACAATGGTTAAAGATAAAACATAACTATACAGAACACACAGTATCAGCAACAATATATGTAAAGCCCGATGAGTGGTTTACAGTTGGTAATTTTGTGTATGAAAATTTCGATGACTTAGTAGGGGTGAGTTTCTTACCTAAAGATGACCACATCTATCAACTCGCTCCCTACGAAGAAATTGATGAGAAAACTTATGATGAAATGCTAAAATCATTTCCGATTATTGACTATTCTAAACTATCTAAATATGAAACGGAAGATAATACTACAGGAGCGCAAACTGTTGCGTGTTCTGGTGACAGTTGTGAAATTATTTAATAACGAGTTTTATGACAGAATATTTAGAAATAGATTGCAAGGATTGCAATGCGACATTTAAGCTACAACACAATTTGAATGTCTCAAGGTACGAAATAGGATTTTGCCCTTTCTGTAGTTCAGAGGATATTGATTCAGAAGATGTTTATGATGAAGATGATGAAAATGAGGAAGATTATTAGTGACATAAATATTCCCATGTGGAGTATTTATGAGTTACGAAAACCCTTGGCTATATAATGGTGAAATCTTTGAGAGTGAAGATATAGAAGATTATTTTGGTTTCTGCTATCTTTTGACTGACCTAGAAAATGGAAAGTTGTACATTGGAAGAAAGTACTTCTATTCTATTAGAAAGAAAAAAGGACAGAGAAAAAAGGTAAAGTCAGAAAGTGATTGGAAAACCTATTACAGTTCATCTAAGAAAGTTAAACTACTAACCGAAGAATCTGGCATTAACAGATTCAAACGCGAAATACTTGGTCTTTGGAAAAAGAAGGGTCAAGTAAATTATAATGAAACCAAGTTACTATTCAATCATAATGTTTTGGAAGCTGTTGATGATAAAGGTGAGAAACTTTATTATAATGATAATATTATGAACAGATATTTTTCAACATTAATGGAATAAAAGACTTGACTTTTGAAATTTATGGTGATATAATATAAGTTATGAATAAAAGACTTACAAAATTGAAAAGTCTTATTGATGATGGTTCAGTACCAACCATATTAGAAGTTAGAGCAAAACCAAAAGATTATTCTTATGAGGATGTTATAGCTTTAGATTATGGATATGTCCAAAATCTTTATATGGGAAGTGAACAGTTTGAGATATGGTTTACTTATACGGGCCCTGAACCTATAAAACTCAATGATCTTGTTATACATTCTAATGAGATGATTGAATTAGTAGTAACCCAAATTTATGATGGTATATTATGAGAAAAAAACTGAGTGAAGAACGAAAACAGCAACTACGAGATCAGTTAGAGGCTGCAAGAAGAAAGAAAGCACCAGCGGAGTATAAGAACATAAGTCCAATCGTGCTAGCAAAACCAGATGATGACCCCTTATCTGTTAAATCTATCAAAGGGTGGATTAAACACAATAAGGAAAAAGCATCTGCATACCTTACCAATTCCCGCAGGAGAGGTGCATCTCCTAAACAATCCATTGCAGATAAAATTCATGCAGAGAGTGCAAAAGCCTATATTAGGTTCATGGAGCATTATCTCAAGACAGGAGATTGGATTTGTGACCATATGGGTCAGGATGAGGAAAAACGTACTCAATGGAAATGTGTTGCAATGGCCTATAATGCTGATGGTACACCTAAACGATCTAAAGGTGTTTACTATCCAGACATTAATATGGTGTGGGGGGAGGTTGTATGATATTAATTGATTTAAGTCAGATAATGGTGGCATCTACAATGATGTCAATGGGTAAAGACCAATCAGAAGTTGATATTAACATGGTTCGACATATGGTTCTGAATAGTCTCAGGATGTATCGATCAAAATATCACGAAGAATATGGTGAGTTGGTCTTATGTTGTGATGGTAGACATTCTTGGAGGAGAGAACACTTTCCTCAATACAAGGCAGCTAGAAAGTCCAACAGGGAAGCAGATAAAAGAGATTGGACACAAATATTTGGATGTTTAGATACCATCAAGTCTGAACTTAAAGAGTTTTTCCCATACAAGTATCTTGAGGTTGATACAGCAGAAGCTGATGACATTATAGGGGTACTTGCAAGAAGGTCAGGTACAGAAAGAGTAATGATAATTTCTGGTGATAAGGATTTTATACAACTACAAATATACAAAAACGTAAAACAATACAGCCCTATCACCAAGAAATTAATAGTGGATAGAGATCCAGCAAAGTATTTAAAGGAACATATTATGAAGGGTGATTCCTCTGATGGTGTTCCAAACATTTTATCAGCTGATAATTGTATCGTAGATAAGATTAGACAAAAACCAATGTCTAAGAAGAAGATAGAGTTATGGATAGACCAAGAACCAGCAGACTTTTGTAATGAAGAACAGTTAAGGAATTATCATAGAAATATGAAACTGATTGATTTACAATTTACACCATTAGACATAGTTGACCAAATTGGTGAACAGTTTAATGTAACTCCGCAAGGAAAACGTAGTGGCCTTTTGAATTATTTTATCGAAAGGAAACTTAATAATTTAATACAAGACATAGGAGAATTTTAAAATGGCACAACCAGTAATTGAGGGTGGAACAGGAACAAGAAGTTTTAGTACCGATGAAGGTGCAAGACTTACTTCTGAAAAACCTATTAAAGTTAGAGAACCATTATTAAGTGAAATACTTACTAGGGTGCATAAGGCAAAAAACAAAACAGATATGATAAAAATTCTTAGAGAAGAAAATTGTGAACCATTACAACAGATATTGCAATGGGCATTTAATCCTACTATCACTTCTGCATTACCATCAGGCGCACCACCATATATTGAGAATGATGCTCCAGAAGGTACAGAACATACATTATTAAGAACTGAGGCAAATGGTCTTTGGCATTTTGTTAAGGTTAATGATAAACCAGCTGATCCAAATATACAAAGAACAGTTATGGAACGTATGTTTATCAGACTGTTAGAAGGATTACATAAGAATGAAGCTAAATTATTATGTGATGTAAAAGATAAAAAACTCGCATATAATCTAAAAACTAAGAAAGGGATTAAAGGATTATCTGTACCTATATTGCAGGAAGCCTTTGGTTGGGATGAGGACTTTAAGAAAAAAGATGTATAAATATAATACAATCTTTTTATAGGGAGTCCTAGATATGCAAATCCGAAACGGAATGTGTGGCGCAGATAGCCTTATATCTCTCCGCACTTAAATTCCCCTTTATATAATTTAGAGTTTAATCGTTTAACGATCTGCGATTACTATTATCTAACTGGACTTACTGTATCTTAAAAAAGATTGAAGATCATATTAGACAAGGAAATATGAAAAAACTGTTTATAACAGTTGGATTAATTTTATCTTTAACTTTTCCATTAGGAATTTCCTCATCATCAAATGCAGCTAAGGTTGTAAATAATGAGAATATATGGACATATACAGCATATGTAAATGTAGTAGAAGATAGGAAGAAACAACTGGAATGTCTCGCAAAGAACATTTATTTCGAAGCTCGAAACGAACCATTTGCAGGACAATTCGCAGTAGCGTTAGTAACTCTTAATAGAGTACATGACTCTGCATTTCCCGATAGTGTATGTAAAGTAGTATATCAAGGATTACACTATGCATCTGGATTACCAAAACGTGATAGATGCCAATTCAGTTGGTATTGTGATGGAAACTCAGATGAAATACAGAATGAACGTGCGTGGGTTAAGGTTCAAAAGACTGCAAATCTTGCATTGCTTCAATATAGTTCAATTAAGGCCGAAGGGTTAGATTATACTGAAGGAGCAAGGTATTACCACACATATGAAATTAAACCAAGATGGTCAACCACATTTCCAAAAGTGGGAAGGATTGGAGATCATATATTTTATAGATAATAATGATTAGTGAAAAACTTGAAAATATTACACAAGAATGTGTTCATAGTTGGTCAAAGAAAGAATTATATTCAGAGTTTTCTAAAATGACAGACATTCTTCACTTCATAGAGAAGAATGAAAAATTAAGTCGAGATGGAAAACAATTTATGGGTGACTTAGAACACAGCTTGGTGAAACTTTTTGCAACGAAAAATAACAATGCCGACATATCAATATAAATGCACAAAATGTGATTTTGAAATGGAGCAAACTCTTAGGATAGATGATAGACATAAACCTATAGAAGAAGCTCACAAATATGGAACTTGTAATGACATAGATTCAGACTCTTGTGATTTACAAATAGTTCCTCAATTTCTTTCTATGGTTTCCATGCGGGATGGCTGGAGGAGACATACTAGTGATGGGTGGAAAGATAGATTGAAAGAAATTAAACGCCAAAACCCAGGCTCCAACTTAGATACTTAATATGCAAACACAAATGTTTAATCATGACCAGTTAGTTGAGATGAAGGGTGTTACAAAGAACCAGACTGAGGTTTTTACCCAATATGCAGCCGGTAAGAATATGTTCCTATACGGCCCCGCAGGAACAGGAAAGACTTTCGTTCTTCTTTATAATGCAATCAAGGAAGTTCTTGACCCCTCTACAAATTATAACTGTGTACAAATAGTAAGGTCATTAATGCCTACTAGAAGTCTTGCGTTCATGCCAAGTGATGACCAAGACAAAAGTTCTTTATACCAAGTTCCCTACGACAATATGCTAAGATTTATGTTCAAACTCTCTGCACAAGAGCAGTTTGATATGTTGTATAGTGAATTAAAGAAACAAGGAAGTATTTCATTTCTATCAACATCCTTCTTGAGAGGGATTACGTTAGATAATTCTATTGTCCTTGTTGATGAATGCCAAAATCTAAACTTCCACGAATTGGACACCATTATGACCAGAGTTGGTCAGGATTCCAAAATCATGTTCTCAGGAGATTTTGACCAGACAGACCTAAGAGAAGATGAAGAAAAAGCTGGATTAGGTCAGTTCATAAAAATTATCAGCGAAATGGAAGAATTTTATTCATGTGAGTTTGATATAGGTGATATTGTAAGAAGTGGATTAGTCCGTTCATATATCATCCAAAAATATAATACTGGATTAGGAGATAGAAAATAATGTTACCAATGCTACTATTCAACGTAGTTTCTAGTCTTGTCATAGATAAGGCACAGAATCTCGCAAAAGAGCACGTTGAGAAGATGATAGATGATATTCTTCCAGATGATGCAAAAGAAGAACTAGATGAACTAGTTAAAAGTGACCCTGCACATCAATTTGAAAGTGCAACAGAAGCACTTCAAGGAGCTGTAGAAGGGAAATTACCAATATCCTTAAAGGATGGTACAATGAAACCTATTGAATTAAATTTCAAGGTTACATATGACCCAAACTCAGGTAAAGTGGATGTTGTACAAGATACTGAGGAGATATAATGGCAGAGACAATAAGAGTATCAAAAAACTTTGCACTTTCAGAAATGGTCAAGAGTGCAACAGCAGAAAGACTTGGTGTAGACAATACACCTACTGATATACACTTAGTGAATCTAACACATCTTGCAATACATATTTTGCAACCAGTTAGAGATGAGTTTGGTGTTATCACAATAAATTCTGGTTATCGTGGCCCAAAGTTAAATGCGGCTGTTGGTGGTTCAAAAACCTCACAACATATGAATGGCCAGGCAGCGGATTTTGAATCCTTTTCAACTCCAAACCCTGACCTTGCATTGTGGATTTCTAAGAATTTAGATTTTGACCAGCTCATTTTAGAGTTCTATGATGGAGTCAACCCTAATAGTGGATGGGTTCATTGTAGTTACAACCTAATGGGCAATCGTAAGAAAATCATGACTGCACTAAAGACTAAGAGTGGAGTCCAATATAAAACTGGTTTTGTAAATAAATAATGATACTAAAAAATTATGATAGGAAACTCATTCCTGAGTTACCTAGACTTGTGAGAACAAATGTTGGTGGTAATAGACATTACGACACACCTAATGGATCATACCCTTCTATAACATCCGTACTATCGATAAGAGGAAAAGAGTCGATTATTGCATGGAGAAAGAGAGTGGGTAATGAAGAAGCCAACAGAATAACAAAGAGAGCAACCACTAGAGGAACACATTTCCATAGTCTCATGGAAAAGTATTTCCTAAATGAGATAGATGATTATGATTCTTTTAGTGGAGATGCACTTGCAAAGAATCCCGGCGTATGGTTTCTTTTTCTA